CTCACATCTTTAAGCAATTTCGAGGTAGTCCTCAAAGGTCATATTTGCTGACAAGTCTTGCACGTTAGGCTAACTTGGGGAGGGCGTTGGCGGCGTTCATCCTCATCTTGGGTACCTTCTTACTAAAGTCAATCAGACTCAAAATCTCACCCATAAGGATGAACTGTTGGGACATAACGACCACCTTCGCCATGTTCGTTTTGGGTCCATAGTCACCGTATCCCACAGTACTCATGGTGGTGAAAGCAAAGTAGAAGGGGTCGATGACGCTCTCGAAACCAAAGGCTTCAGGGTCAGCCTGGTGAATGGCACTGTAAATCAAACCATAGACTAAGGTCGTCACAAGGATTAGTACAAGCTGTAGCATTATACTATACCTCAACAGAATTTTGTCGGGGGATGTCGTCACTTCGTCTCCTTATGTTCAGGTTCCTCACACTCTTCATCCATCTGGAGACTGGATTCGCCGTAGAGGAAATTGTTGAAGCTGCGTCATCACTCATGATGATACTCAATCCATTACACACATCAGGTTTATTCTCTTTATCCGGGAACTCCATATTGAACGCCTGTATAGATATTGCTGGTATATCGGGTGCATCATCAAGGAGTCGGTCATATTCTTGACGCGCCTTTTGTACAAATTCGAGGACATCTTCTCTGTGTTGCACATCAAGGGATAACTCCATATCAATGTTCCTATAAAACTTGGAATACTGAACACACATAGCGGAGTGGGCTTCTGCCAAGTTCGCACTTTGACTAAACTTACTTATCGAAGTAAGGATACCACCTAAAACATTGAGGAATGCAAAGAAGTATTGGACTACCATAATCCTATTCTTAGTGTCAGTGGAAACATCGTCATTTCCACTTGGATTGAGCACAGCGAAACCACCGACACCTGTGATACTTGCGATAACTATACTCGGGTATGACAAGTAGTCGTGTTGCTTTTTGTAATAGAGTCGAGAATGATTATGAAGCCATCGGTACCCAGCAGCTTTCTCGGCCCACCTCACGAGTAAACTCTCCTGCTTCTCACACCAGAAATGCTCATGGGGTACATCCACTTCACCCATTACTTTACTTGAATATTTTTTGCACACTCCCTCGCTAGAGTGTCGACTGCTTCATTTAGAGGGTGTCCATTATGCGCCTTGACCCAACGCCATTCAATCATCTTCACTTTTTCCCTGAGTGTGTCGATTTGAACCCAGAGTTCTTTATTTTTTACGGGTGTTCCCGCAGAAGTCATCCACCCGTTCTTCTTCCAGTTGATAATCCATTTAGTGATACCGTTCTTGACGTAGTTACTGTCTGTGAAAATACGCACCTCTTCGATACCCCTCTTCACACACTCCTCAAGGGCTTTCACCACGGCGGTCATCTCCATGATATTGTTGGTCGTCTTTGCCGCGGCACCACACAACTTCATGTCTTCACCTATGGCTCCCCATCCACCGGCTCCAGGATTTCCGAGGCAACTTCCGTCTGTGTAGATTTCGTACATGATTGCTTATAGTGGTTTATCCTTATATTCTGCCGCCTTCTTTGGTGTTTTACATATCACGTCACCACAGTGATCCCTGTTTTGATAGATAGAATTGATGGATGTTGAAATTTCATTACAAGATTTTAGAGACCAGCGCCCTAGTTTTGGTTTATCCACTTTAACAAAAAGTTCAAACACTTTCTTGAACATTATCTATAATGAGAGGCTTATATTTAAGTACGCTTATTTGCTAACCGCTTCGAACGGCGCAAGGGTGGCGGCCTAGTAAGTTCCTCAAATTTAGCAATATACTTCGTAAATCTATGATCATTTTTACCTTCTTTTGCCTTATCATAACACACCTGAATGAATTTCTTATCACTTCCCCTCTGTGTGAAAAGATTGTAATATCTGAGGGTAACCTCAAACATAGACGCTGCTATAATTTTATTAAGTTCTGTATCACTGTCATTATCTATAGTATGCATCATCATAGACAGGGTAGTAATCAATTCGGTACGTGAATATTTGCGCATTTTAGTTTAGAAAACAAAAAACATAGGTCGACTTAGGCTTGCTAATCATTTTTAAAGAGCATTGGTACTATGCATTTTAAAAATGGGTTATTTCAAAAAATTGATACTAAATGCTTAGTTCGAGAAAGCGAGTCCGCCCATACCCGATTGGATGCGGAGGACGTTGTAGTTAACAGCGAACATGTGGAGGGACTCGGAAGTAGCCGCCGCGATGCCCGACTTACGCTTGATGGCGACCTGCGCGTTGTCGATGCGAGAGAAGTTGCAGGTACCAGTGGGCTGGTGCTCCTCGGGCTTGAGCGCGAAGGAGTACGAGTACACACCGGGGTAAGGGGAGCCGGAGTGGTGGTTGAAGGACTGAACCTGGTTGAAGTACTTACCCTGCTGCTCCTTGAAGCGGTCCTGACCGTTGAGAACCAGCTTGAAGGTGTCGAGGGGACCAACGACATCCTCAGTGAAGGCGACGTCGGAAGCCACGGTGCCAGTCTCGAGCATGGGGGCACCCGAGAAGGAGGTGGGGACGAAGCAGTTGGAACCCGCAATGGCGGTGAGGTCGGACTCCATGAGAATGTTCGAGGTGTTGGAGGTGAAGTTCCACAGGGAATCGCCACCCAGACACCACACCAGCTCCTTAACGGGGTGGTTATAGGAGAGGCGGATGTTCTTGGCGCTGTCACCAGTAACGGTGTCAACGCCGGTGTGCTGCACCTGCTCGATCAGGTACTCGTGACCCTTCTGAGCGAAGCGGCGACGCTCCTCGGTGTCAAGGTAGATGTAGTTAGCCCACACCTTGAGGGACTCGAGGTAGTCGGTGAAATCCGACGCGAGGTCAATGTCAATGCGGACCTCGTGGTACTGGAGAGCAATGAGGGGCAGGTAGAGACCGGGGTTGCGGTTGAAGAAGAAGAACAGGGGGAGGTACACGGTCTTACCGGAGACACCAGTGGTCATCTTACCATAGTTGGACTTCTTGGCCTCATCGAGGTAAAGCTCGGTGTACAGACGCCACCACTTCTGGTAGTGCTTGTCGACACGCTGGCCACCGATGGACAGCTCAACGTTGTTGACGGCGCGCTCGGCGACCCAGCACGCAGTCCTGGAGGTCGCGGCGTTCGACACGAGCTCGAGGTACATGTCACCGACGAGGTCACCGTTACGGGCGACGGTGACGGACACGCGACCGGAGTTGGAGGCAGTACCGTTGACGGTCTGCTCGATGTTCTCCATCGCGAAGTTGGTGTGGCGCTTGTATTTCGCCTGGTAGAAGGTTACTTCGGGGTTGCCAGTCAGGTAGACATCCTGGGCACCGTAAGCTACGAGTTGCATGAGACCACCGGCCATTGTGAGAGTTTTGTACTATATACGGAGAAAATAATTTCAGTGGAATGCGCATTTCCCGACCCCCATTTTTCTCAGTTCAATGTAAATGACGACCCACCCTGAGGAAATTCCCGAAAATCCCGAACCCCTCGAGGAGGAGACTGAGACTGAGGATGAGATCGAGGAGGGTGAAATTGTCACTGAGGATGAACTCGAGGACTTTGAAGATGAGGATTTCGATGAGGGTGTAGATGTACCTACTCTAATGACCTCCCTACTTGCCACTGAGGAGGGGGAAACTGTTTGCACCGCCCTGATTGGGATCGGTCAACAGCTCCAAGTCCAAAACAAGATACTTATAAAAATTTTGGCTCAGCTCAAAAATTGATTTAAGGAAAAGAATCACATATATTGTAAATGGAAGATACCCACTTCATCGATAAGGAACCCAACAGGTATGAAGCACTCGCCGAGCTGCAGAAACAGCAAATCCAATCGATGAATGAGGAACAGGTTATCAACCTGATCGAAAAGTTTGAAAGTGCATGGGATCTCCGAACCGGTGACTACAGGAATGCTCGTGAACTTGGTTATCGTCAATTTGTTCACAAAGATCATTGGGATGAACATAATAACCCAATCCCGGAGAAGATTGACATCCTGGCAGTCAAGGGTATGCGAGAGAAACAGCGTCGTTTCCTTTCAGAACTTAAGCAGCGCCTGAGTGATCTGGGCGTTGACAAAAAGGAGTTTGACGATTCTGGTGCCACTGCAGGAAAGCGCTTGAACAACGTCTTCAAACAGATTAAGGATGGCTACGAGAACATCAGGAGACACTACATGGCATATGAACGCGTCGTGAACCCCACAGCTGTT